ATCTTGTTTCGAATAATGAAGAAGGTATTAAATATTATTTTCTTTTAGATGCTGTAGATGGATTAATTACAAAAGGAGATTTAGATAAGACATTTGAAGACTCCAATAAGGTCGCAGGAGGCGCTGTAATCGCCGCAAACTTCATGAAGCGTATGTCTATCGCTTTAGCCAAAAGAGGTCATATGGCGGTGTTTGTGTCGCAGGTGAGGGCAGATATTAAGTTAGATCCATACTCGAAGGCTCCAATTCGTCAAACTTCAGCAACTGGTGGAAATGCATTACTACATTTCGCTAATTGGATTCTTGAATTTGAAGCTAGATATAATGGAGATATGATTCTTCAAGATCCAAATAATAAAAGGATTGATCTAGAAAAAAATCCAGCAATTGGGCATTGGGCAAAAGTTACCGTTAAGAAATCTCCAAATGAAAAAACAAATTTGCAAATTCCATATCCAATCAGATATGGGCGCAAAAATGGCACTTCAATCTGGATCGAAAAAGAACTTGTTGATCTTTTATATGCTTGGGAATTTATGAATAAAGCTGGAGCTTGGGTAAAGCCATCTGATGATTTTATCGAATTAGTTAAAGAATTAAATATTGAAGTTCCTGAAAATTTCCAAGGTGAAAAAGCTTTATTTAAATTTATAGAAGAAAATCCAGAATTAGTTAAATTTTTAAGTAACTACTTCAAGAGTTCTATAAATGAAATTCAAAACTCTTGATGGTAAAGAGAGATCTATTAAAAATGTTAAAAACTCAATAATAGATTGGGACGGTAAAAGTAGAAGTAAATTTCAATTTGAAGTTAAACAATTCTTGCAAAAATATTGGAAGGGTGATGTAGTTTTTGAAGAGCTAAAAGTAGTCGGAACAAGATTGACTTTAGATTTTTTTAATGCGAACAAAAGAGTTGCGATTGAAGTTCAAGGTCAACAACATTTCACTTACGTAAAATTTTTTCACGGAAATAGAATTAATTATTTAAATCAAATAAAAAGAGATGTTAAAAAAATTGACTTTTGTGAAATAAATAATATTAATCTTGTTGAAATTTATCCAAAAGATGAGCTTTCAAAAGAATTATTTCAAAAATTCGGAGTTGAACTTTAATTGTGTAAAATAAAAAAATGAGAAAAAGAAAACCAAAATTTCAAAAATTTGAATTTCCAAATGCATTTTTAGATCAAATCTACGAATTGACTGGTGGCGCAGATAAAAATAAAGGCTATTTCCTTTGTCATATAGATGAAAATGGAAATTGTCAGATAAGGCATAAGTATGACTCTCAAGCTACAGAATTTGCAATCAATAAATTAATTGAAATATATGTTACTCAAAAAGAAGATACTCATTTAATTCAAGCTGACGACACTGATTTTTTGGATGAAATTCAAGATGACGATTGACATTGTAGATGCAGTATGATAGATTGCAGTTATGATCTATTCTTATGAACTAGAAAAACAATTGCTAGCTGGTTTAATTAAAAATCCTAACTCTTTCATTGATATTTGTTCTTTCGTCAATGAAAGAGATTTTTATTGCGAAGATACTAGTTTAAATAAAACAATTTTTACTATAATTAAACAGGCAATAGAAAATGCCGAAGATGTTGATGAAGTAATTATAGCGCAGAGGGTTCAGTCTCTAGGGCTTTCTTTTGAAGATAATATTAATGTCGCTGACTATATTAAGTCACTAGCACTCAGGAAACTTTCTGAAAATTCAGCAGTTAAGGCTGCAAAAGAACTCAAGAAGTACACTATTCGCAGAGAGATTCACGAATCTTCTTTGGAGGTCTCAAAGAGGATGCGATCCATGCCAGCAGAGAGTTCTTATCTAGATATAATTTCTTCTGCTGATAAAATATATAATTCCAAAATTAACTATTATGAAATAGGCAACGACTCTCCTTATAATATATATGATGACATGGAGAGCGTCATCGAGGATCTTGGAAATAATCCAATCAAGGAATTTGGTATGATGGGGCCGTATAAGAAAGTGAATGAAATTTATGGATCTCTTTTAAGGCCAGGAAATATTACAGTAATTGTAGCCAGATCTGGAGTTGGCAAATCAACTCTTGCACTTGATTACTGCACGAAAGTATCTGACAGTTATCAAGTTCCAGTTCTTCATTTTGATAACGGAGAGATGAGTAAAGAAGAACTTATGTTTCGTCAGTGTGCGGCATTATCTGGTGTATCAATGCATCTTTTAGAAAACGGTTCTTGGAGAAAAGCAGGTGATGCTATTGTCGCAAAAGTCAGAGCAGTTTGGCCCAAAGTTAAGAAATTAAAATTTTACTATTATAATGTGGCTGGAATGGATGTTGACGCAATGATTAATACTCTAAAAAGATTTTACTTTGCGCAGGTTGGTAGAGGAAACAGAATGATTTTTAGTTTTGATTACATTAAGACCACTTCAGAAAGAAGTGATAAAAATGAATGGCAGTTAGTTGGAGAAATGATTGACAAGTTTAAGAAGTGTATTCAAAAAGAATTGCTGGTAGATAGCAAACCAATCATTTCAATGTTTACATCCGTTCAAAGCAATAGGACAGGTATTACAAATAACAGAACTGCCGCGAATGTCGTAGACGATGAAAGCACGGTATCTCTATCAGATAGGATCATTCAATTTTGCTCTCATATGTTCATTCTTAGAAATAAGACTACGGACGAGATTCAGGAAGAAGGCGATAGATTTGGAACTCATAAGTTAATTAATATTAAAGCTCGACATCTGGGAGCTGATATCGCTGGAGCAGTTGAACCAGTATTAGTTGGCGACACTCTCCGTAAGAACTTCGTAAATTTAGAATTTAAGAATTTTAATATTACGGAAAAGGGAGACTTGAGAGATATTGTAGCGTTTAGAGATGGTCACGAACAATTAGATCGCGGCAATAGAAATAACATTCCAGATTTCAATGAGGACTAAAATAGAATCATCATTAATTGAACTCGGTTATCAATTAAAAGATTTTGGTAACCACTGGAGGGCTAACGCGGCCTATAGAGATGGCAGTAATCCATTATCTCTTATGATCTATAAGGATACTGGAGTGTGGAGAGATTTTGTAGAGAATAAAGCTCCAATGCCTTTCAAAAAACTTGTTGAACTAACCCTCAACACAAATGACCCAAATGTAATTAAAAAATATACACAAGATTCATTTGAATCCACTGAAGTGTATGTTAAAAAAGAAAAATTAGAAATGGAAAAAATTTATCCAGAAGACTGCCTCAAGAAACTATTTCCTAATTATGATTTTTATAATAAAAGATCAATAGGAGAAGAAACTCAAAAAATGTATAAATGTGGGTTGGCTTCTGCTGGAAAAATGTATCGTAGGATAGTATTTCCAGTATATAATTTAAACGGACAAATTTATGGATTCACTGGTAGAAAATTAGATGAAAATTCTGAAGCGCCAAAATGGAAGCATATTGGCTTAAAAAGTAATTGGATTTATCCAGCTAATATACCTAACTTTCCAGAGATTTCGGATGAAGTTTTTTTGGTAGAAAGTGTTGGCGATAGCATGGCGCTAACTCAAAATGGCTACACCAATAATCTAGTAACCTTCGGTCTTGATTGCAGTCCAGCCTTGATGAATTTTTTGATTTCAAAGAACCTAAAAACTATTTATATATCTACCAACAACGATGTAGATTCAGACAAAAATAGAGGACTGATCGCTGCAATTAAAATCTTAATCAAGCTATCTTCATTCTTTGATTTAGATGTGTTGAAAATCAAACCTCCACTAATGAATGATTTTGGAGAAATGCAAATGAGTGATAATTCTTTAATATTCTGTGAATGGAATAAAAGGAGACCATTAAGTATCGGTGAAATCTTAAAAACAATTGAAGAAAATGCATCTGAATTTAATAAAGCTAAACTAAGTAAATTTATTAAAAAATGTCAGAACGAGTAACTTTATCAGCAAGTAGAATCAAAACAGCTCAATCATGTTCTTGGTTATACTGGGCGAAGTATAAGCTTAAGCTTCCCGATAGAGGAAATGATGGCTCCTCAAGAGGAACGGTCTGCCATGAAGTTTTTGAATTGCTTGGAGACAAGAAACACAAAAAAGACTTTGACAAAATAATTGAAAAACAAGACATCTTCGCTAGTAAAAAAGTAAAAGATTTAGTTTTAAATTTGGCGGTAGAAGAAGGTGTTGGAGATGATGCGAATTTAAATTTAATTAAGGCAATGACATTAAATGGTCTTAATTACGATTTTTTCGGTCAGGAATTCGGAAAGATAACGCAAGATTTTTCAGAAAAAGATTTTGAATTTGATGTTGTAGATAAAGATTTAAATTATAAAATTAAAGGGTTTATTGATAAACTTTTTATCTACGGCAATAAAGCCATCATCAGAGATTTTAAATCAAGTAAAGAAGTATACAAGGGAAAAGATCTTGAGGATAACATGCAAGATTTAATGTACACTCTTGCAGTAAAGAAGATGTTCCCAGAAATTAAGGAGTTATATTCCGAGTTCTTATTTATTAAATTTGATCTAAATAGCAAGGGTTGCGTTAAAATGCCCAGTCTTACAGAAGCTGAATTGAATGGTTTTGAGCAATTTCTTACGCATGTACAAAAGTATCTAGATAATTTCTCAGAAAAAACCGCCAAATCCAAT